AAAATGAAATCACAGAAAGGAGCAGACCAGTGAAAGTTAAACTTGTTGAGTGCACACCCAATGCCAAGGATCTTTTGATCTTCACTAAAAACACGCGCCTGTTGAATGTTGAGGATGCGTACGACGAAATCAAAGACTGGCCCGAAGACAAGAAGCAGGAAGAGCTAGACTACATGCTTCAGACGATCAAGTCGAGCTGGGAGTTCATTGATTACGTTTTCGAGATCCGCGATGTGACGCGAGCATTCACCCACCAGTTTGTCCGGACGCGCACAGGCTCGTACGCCCAGCAGTCTCAGCGCACAGTGGATATGGAAGGTTTTGGCTACTACACTCCGCCAAGGATCTCGGAGAACGAGATAGCAAAAGCCATCTATGACGAATGCATGCAAAAGATAAATGAATATTATCAGGACCTGCGAGAGATAGTCCCGGCTGAAGATGCACGTGGCGTCTTGCCAACAAACATCCACACGAACATCGTCGCAAAGTTCAATCTGCGGACTCTGCACGAGACTGCCAAGTCGCGCCTGTCGCCGAGGGCGCAGGGTGAATACCAGCAGGTGTTCAAGTTGATGGTTGACGAGATTGTTAAAGTTCACCCATGGGCAGAGCCCTTCCTAACGCCGACGGAGTGGTCCGCACCCTCCATGGCAAAACCTTTGAACAAGTGAGGATAAAATGAGAAAGAGCTGGACAGACGAAGAAGCTCTCAACATCATTAATATGAAGAGCAAAATGTCGGCCAGAGAGGTCGCAAAAGAAACTGGCCTTTCGCAAAACCAGATTCACTATGCCTTATACCACTACAAGTTCAAGGACGCCCCTGCCCCGGAGAAGAGCTTTTGGGATCGCATCAAAGGACTTTTCTCCTGAGCCAAGATGGAGTAAACTTATCGTCTTAAGAAAGGAAACGACATGAATATCTTTTACGTTGATCGCTGCCCCATAGCAGCTGCCCGATCTCTTTGCGACAAGCACGTCGTCAAGATGATCCTCGAGACCGCACAACTGCTCAGCACTGCGCATCGTGAGCTTGACGGTGACGACTATGCAGATGCGGCCGAGTTGTACAAGCCAACTCACAAGAACCATCCCAGCGCAGTTTGGGTCCGCTCCAGCACAGCCAACTACACTTGGGCTTATCGTCATTTGGAGTCCCTGTGCAAAGAATATACAAAGCGTTACGGCAAGCACCACAAGACCGAGCGTCTGCTTGACGGACTCAAGCCTCGCCCAGTCAACATTCCGCCGGACCGGGGCATGTCTTACATAGAGACTCAGCCACCTCAGTGTATGCCAGACGAGTACAAGTGCAATCCTAACGCTGCGTCACACGACGATTGTGTCCGCGCCTATCGTGCATATTACTGCGGCGACAAGATGACCCAAGCTTGGGCAAAGTACGATCATACGGAGGCACCGTCTTGGATAAGCGCGTAATCATTTCTGACCTTGACGGAACTTTGTCTGATCCCTCTGCCAGACTCCATCTTTACAAAGAGCGTAAGTATGCCGAGTTCAATAAGGCTGGCAAGAACGACAAGCCAATTGAAAATGTCTGCAACATCTTGCGCAATTTGAAAGACTCTGAGACAGATATCGTCATCTGCACTGCTCGTGACGAGTCTTGCCGGAAAGACACAGAAGACTGGCTCAAGCTCAATGATGTACCTTACGACATTTTGCTGATGCGTTGGAAAGACGACCAACGCCACGACATTGAGGTCAAACGAGACATGTTCAACAAGCTCCTTGAGATTTATGATTTCAAGCAGTTCTGGTTCGTTCTTGAGGATCGCAATGTCTGCGTTGACATGTGGCGCGGAGAAGGCCTGAGTTGTTTGCAAGTCGCACCGGGGGACTATTAATGGAAATCAGAATAATCGGTAACGACATCGAGATCGACTGTGAAAAGGTCGCACGAATATTCGACATCAGGCCGACGCTCAGGAAATGTCTTGAGGAGGCTATAGAGGTCGTGAATCAGGCACAAGACAAAAACCCAGACGAGGAATATCAGCTGGGCTTTGGCGAAGGAAAGAGCGAAGGCTATAGCGAAGGCTATGAGGAAGGATACGACGATGGACTCAGATCAAAAGACTCCGATTGAATGCATGGAGGAGGCGCTCAAGACTTTCCGAGAGCGCAACACTTCATATGGCGACAACTATCATCGCCACGGGAAAGTTATGATGGCTCTGTTTCCGGAGGGTGTTGCTCTCCGGACAGAGAAAGAGTGGAACAAGTTCGGCATCGTCAACATGATCGTCGCCAAGCTCACTCGTTATTCAATGAACTGGCCAGCAGGTCATCAGGACTCTGTTCACGACCTAGGGGTTTATGCGTTCATGCTTGAGTCTCTGCATAGCGAGGATTGATATGATTGTTTTCGATGTTGAGACGACAGGGCTGCCAAAGGCTGAAGGTTCGGACTTGGACATCCAGCCAAAGATCATCGAGTTCGGTGCTCTGAAGCTGGACGATGATCTGAAAGAGATTGGCAAGCTGGAGTTCTTTTGCAATCCGGGGCATCCGCTTGACCCTATGATCACGAAGATCACTGGCATAACCGACGACATGCTCAAAGACGAGAAGCCATTCGTTGCTTATTACGGGGAGCTCTGCGATTTCTTCCTTGGCGAGCGAGAGATGGTTGCGCACAACTTGCCATTCGACCGGAAGATACTTAGATTTGAGCTTGAGCGACTTGACAAGGTCACGAAGTTCCCTTGGCCCCGAGATCATGTCTGCACAGTTGAGGTCGGCCAGAGGGTCTGGGGCAAAATGCGCAAGCTCGGAGATATACACGAAGAGCTGTTCGGGGCTAAGATAGAAGGCGCACACAGATCAATCAACGACGTTGAAGCAACAGTCCGCATCGTTGAGTGGTATAAGAAGGAGGGCCACTTGTAATGGATCCGATAATGATAATGATCGTCGGGCACCTGATCCTTGGCGTCACTTATATAGCGACGAGCTGATGCTGAACATAAAGGTCAGGACGGAATACTCTTTCCGCAAGGCATTTGGCCCTGTCGGTTCGGTTGTTGGTGTTTGCCAAGGGGATGCTGTCGGGATGTGCGACACAGGCACATGGGGCCATGTGTCGTTCAGCAAAGCATGCAAAGCCGCCGGCAAAAAGGCTGTCCTAGGGGTCGAAATTCCTGTTGTTGAAGATGCAACAGACCGCAGTCGCCAGCCAGCCAACGCGATGCCCTTCATCGCAAAGAACAATGATGGTCTTGAAGAGATATACAACCTCGTCACCAAGAGCACAGACAAGGATCATTTTTATTATCATCCCCGTCTGAGTTATTCTGATCTGTTTGATATCTCAGAAAACGTCATCATCCTCTCCGGAACTCACCCAATGTGGGGAATGCTTCCATTAGCCAGAAAACACGATCTTTACATTGAGCTCAATCCCATGAGCTCACACAAGGCTCTTGAGTTTGCAGAAAGCAAAGGCTTCAAGACAGTCGCAACGAGCGACAACTATTATCCGCTCGTGACAGACAAGAAAGCCTATGAGGTGCTGGTTGGTCGAGACCGCACAGACCGCACGACAGCCATGCACATACTCAACGAGTGGGAGTGGAAAGACGCAGTGCCTTGGGCACCACAGTCTGCGATTGACAACACCTATGAGATCGCCGGATTGTGCGAGACTGATCTGCCTGTTGCCAAGATGGTTTCCTTCAATAGCAAGAAAACTCTTGAGGAGCTTTGCCGGGAAGGTGCAGCCAAGCTGAGCATAGATCTGTCTGACGAAGTTTACGCTGCTCGCCTTGAGCGAGAGCTAAAGATGATTGCGGAGAAGAAGTTCGAAGATTACTTCTTCGTGATCGCCGACATGATTTCTTACGCCAAGCAACACATGCTTGTTGGCCCTGCTCGTGGTTCATCTGCTGGCTCGCTGGTGTGCTACTTGACTGGCATAACGGACATCGACCCGATCAAGCACGACCTACTGTTTGAACGATTCATCGATGTGACCCGAGAAGATCTCCCGGACATCGACATCGACTTCCAAGACGATCGGCGAGAGATGGTGTTTGAATATCTCCGGCAGAAATACGGAGCAGAGAAAGTCGCTCACCTCGGAACTGTGTCGCGCTACAAAGCCAAGAGCACGATCTCAGAAGTCTCCAAGGGTCTCGGGATTCCTGCTTGGGAGGTCAACGACCTCAAAGGCGCAATCATAGAGCGGAGCACAGGCGACTCTCGTGCAGCGTTTTGCATCCTTGATACGTTCAACGAGCTTGATGTTGGCCGAGAGGTGCTTAGGAAATATCCGCAGATGAAGGTCGCGGCCAGCATGGAGAACCATGCGCGGCACAGCGGTGTTCATGCCGCAGGGATCATCGTCACAGAGCAGCCTGTCCGGAAATATTGTTCAGTCAGCGAACAGAGCGGTGCAGCTCAGATAGATAAAAAGGATGCTGAGGACCTTAATCTTCTGAAGATTGATGCCCTTGGTTTGCGAACGCTGTCTGTGCTGCAAGACGTTCTTGATCAGGTTGGCTGGACGAGGGACCAGCTCGTCAATCATGACCTAGAAGACGAGGCTGCATTCGCGATATTGAACGACGAGAAGTATGCCGGGATATTCCAGTTTGAAGGCTATGCGCTGCAATCTGTGACTAGGCAGATGAAAGTTCATAAGTTTGAAGACATCGCGGCGATTACAGCTCTGGCTCGCCCCGGACCGCTCAACTCCGGTGGAACAACGGAATACATAAAGCGTCACACCGGCGCAGCCCCTGTTGAGTACCTCCACCCCCTAACGGAAGGCATCACAAAAGTCACCAACGGCGTCGTCGTTTATCAAGAGCAGGTCATGACGATCGGGAGAGATGTTGGTAAACTCTCTTGGGAAGATGTGTCGTCTCTGCGCAAGGCTATGAGTAAGTCTCTGGGTAAAGAGTTTTTTGACACCTACTTTGAAAAGTTTAAGATTGGTGCTGAGGAGAATGGCATTGATGAGGAAAAAGCGCGATACATATGGGACCACATCAACACTATGGGCAGTTGGGCATTCAATCGCTCTCATGCCATTGCTTATGGGCTTGTTTCTTATTGGTGTTGTGTTCTTAAGTCTCGCTTTCCTCTGGAGTTTGCTGCAGCTTGTCTGCGCAACGTCAAAGACAACGAGCAAGCAGTTAGGTTGTTGCGTGAGGTCGTGCGCGAAGGTCTTTCGTATAAACCGTTCGACAAATTCAAATCGGAGATAAACTGGTCGGTTCAAGACGGAGAGCTGATTGGTGGCTTGATGGGCATCAAAGGCATCGGGCCAAAGATGGCGCAGGATATAACCGAGCGTAGAAAGATGAGCCAGCCTCTGACACCGAGGCACGAGAAACTTCTCGGAGAAGGCCAGACGCCATATGACGACATCTTTGAGTGCGAGAGACGCTTCGGTCACATAAAGGCAGACCCAGCCGCGCACAACATCGTGACACCGATCACAGACGTCGTTGACCTAGATGCTGACAGTCCCGGCCAGTTTGTCTTCTTCGGGAAGCTCAAAGAGAAGAACCTACGAGACATGAACGAGACAGTCAACTTGGCCAAGCGTGGAGGCCGACGAGTTGAGAACAACAACCTGTGGCTCAATGTCACGTTTGAGGACGACACAGGGCCAATCATCTGCACCATTGATCGGTTCAAATATTCGCGCATGGGCAAGCCCATCGTTGAGGATGGGAGGCTTGGCGACTGGTACCTAATAAAAGGCACCCTCAGGAAAGGTTTCCGGAAGATTTATGTGGACAAATGGCGTAAGCTAGACTAACCCCTTGATAAACATGAAAAAGAAAATTGCTTTCTTCAAAAATAATTGTTGCTTTCTGGCCCAGAAAAAGAGATAATCTTTGTGTTGGGACGATCCAACGCTCTTAGAAAGGAAAACATCATGGAAAAGTTCACTCCCACTGGCCGCGAGATCACTGACTGGATCGGCAACAAGCGCATCACATGGTGCGGTCCATATTCCGTCGCGACTGTTTGCGGCAAGAGCTACGAGGAAGCCTACCAGCTGCTCCGTAATATTCGCGGCAAGCGCCACGCCAAAGGTGTCAGCAACGGTAACATAAAGGATGCATGCAAGAAGCTCGGTGTTAAGGGCGAATGGAAGCATCTTGAGAAGCGCACTCAGATGCGCAAGTTCCTCCCGACTCTCGAGGCTGGTAAGGTTTACATCGTCCAGATCACCCGCCACGTGCTTGTCGTTGACACTCGCGACATGACAATGATCGACAATCAGCACCAAGAGTGGATTGCCGCAGAATCTTCCAAGCACATCCGCAAGCTCGTTCATGCGGTGTTTGAAGTAGAGAACCCCAAGTTCGATCCCAAGTCTCAGGACGATTGGCTCATCCTCCCACTAGCAGCAGGAGCGAAATAATGGCGCATGCACCAAACAGTGGCAAATCAAGCAGCACAAGGTTTATTGATATGGAGAAAGACATGAAGAGAATCCTTC